ATCACTGAAGAAGCGATTGAAGATAACTTGTACGACAGCTTGTCTGCTCGTTACACCAAAGGTTTGGCTCGTGCTATGGCTTACACCAAGCAGATCAAAGCTGCTGCCGTGTTGAACAATGGCTTCTCTGCTCTGTATACAGGCGGCGACGGTCAACCTTTGTTCTCTACTGCTCATCCTTTGGTTGCCGGTGGTGTCAACTCCAACACTCCAGCTACGCAGACTGACTTGAACGAGACTTCTTTGGAAGCCGCCGTTATTCAAATCGCTGCTTGGACTGATGAGCGTGGACTGTTGATCGCTGCTAAGCCTAAGAAGTTGATCATCCCACCAGCACTGCAATTCGTTGCTACCCGTTTGTTGGAAACCAGCCTCCGCGTTGGAACTAACAACAACGATATCAACGCGATCAAGAATAATGGCGCTATCCCAGAAGGCTACACCATTAACCATTACTTGACCGACACCAGCGCTTGGTTCTTGACAACTGACGTACCTAACGGTTTAAAGCATTTCATCCGCACTCCGCTGCAAAACAGCATGGACGGTGACTTCGATACCGGTAACGTGCGTTACAAGGCCCGTGAGCGTTACAGCTTCGGTTGGTCTGATCCTTTAGGCATGTTTGCTTCTTCAGGTTCTTACTAAAATTAGAACTTAAAGTACTACATGGAGGCCCCCACAAGGGGCCTTTTTTATTGCCTTGCAGAAGTCATAAAGGTCGTCTAGCATGTGGTTACAGCCCCAAAGCTGTACCATTTTTAACCTTGGAGAACCTATGTATAAAATCACCATTGACCTCAGCACTTGGGGTACCGAAGACGAAGTACTGACGATTGAGACCTTTGATTTTGACAAGATTGAAATCATCAAAGAATTCATTGAATTTCAACAAGATCACGGCTGGGCCGTAGATTATGACGTCGTAACCGAAGAAGACGAAGACGAAGATGAAGTCGAAGATGAAGACGAAGACGAAGAGTACGAAGACGAAGACGGCGATTATTTCTATGATGTAGTGAGTGACGCATGGTATCAATATGATGCAGAAACTGACGAGTGGTTTGAGGTCAAAGAAGACGAAAGCGAAGATGAAGTGGAAACCACTGGTGATACGTACATTTTCAACATTACTCAAGCTCCAGAAGAAAAATAATCTGGCTTAGATTCCGTATTTCACGGGGCTTCGGCCCCGTTTTTCTTGGCTTTCTTGGCTTTCTTCTCTGCTAAATGTTCATCATAGTGAACAATTCTGTGGCAGTTTGCACATAATACGACACACTTTTCTATCTCTTGGTAGGCTTTTTTGTAGTTTCTTAATCTAGCAAACTCATTTACGCCACCATCTTTGGTGGCTTTATCTGTATGGTGGAAGTCCATAGCGGCTGGGTGACTAAACCCACATTTGCTACAACTTAGTGTTGCCTTAAAAGCCCTCCACTCCGCCGACTCCCGTTTTCTTTTTTTGCCAGTCCTAGCTTTTACAGCTTCTTTGTTTTTTGCGTAGTAAGTCGCAGACCCCTTTTTAGAGGCGGCTTTGCGTTTTTCTGCGTCTTTATAGGGCATATATGATCCATTAATGTGTCATTAGGGGGCTTAATGTTTTATATATGAACCATTACAGTTTTAACCGCCAATAGACCGCACCTTCTGCAGCCCACGGCACAGAGGGGTCAAACATTTTAAAACCACAAGCAATTAGGCTGTTTGCTGATGCTGGATTGGAGTGTGTGTCTGTTACTAACCACGCCATACCTTTTTCTTTAGCCACTCGTATGCGGGCCCTAATAAGTCTTTTCTGCAATCCTTGTCCACGATGAGTAGGTAGCACACCTGAACGGCACAGATACATGCAATCACTCCAGCGCTGAGAAGGAACAAGACCGGAGAAACCAATAGGTACCATATCTTGTCCAAAAGCCAAGTGCCAGTATCCGTTGTTGGGCGCATAGACAGTGTCTCCGGGTAAACATTCTTTTTGCAGTGATTTAAGGGTAGCCCGCCACTTGGGGTCTTGATGATCTACGAGGCGAACTTTGTATGTCATAGTTGCATTATTTTCCGTCAATATGACAAAATGATGCTTGACGCCGGAAAGATTTAGTGTATATTAGGCACGTCTGGGATTTTAACCTGTACCAGACTGGCCCAGCAGACGATGCAACGATAGGTACAGGAACTTTTGCATAAGGACTTTTTGTCATGGCACGTTCTACATTTGAAGGCCCAGTACTATCTGGCACACAGCGTTTTGGTAATTTTCGTAACGTAGGTTACGTAGATTTAGTACAAACTGCAGCCTTAAACATTGCTAACACCACAGCAAACACTGCTGGATATGGTGGCTCTTCTGGTATTTTTATTGCCTCAAACGGCATCCCTAACAGTGCAGCAACTGTTTATACACCTAGCACTTCTACCACACTGACCGCAACCAGCATCCCTGCTGACTCTGCTACCGTGTATCGTGGTTATGTTGCTTACCTCCCCGCAGGTAGCCAAATCAATGACATTTTTGTTGACATTGGCGTTGTCACCACCTTCACAAGCGGTACTTTGACTTCTGTCCAAGTTAACGTCAGTAACAATTATGTTGCCGCTGCCGGTACTTGCACATACGCACAAACAGCAGTATTAACTTCTCCAGCAGTGGGTCGTCAATCATTCAATGCGTTTACTGCTACTCAGTTGGCTAACCAGCAAGCAACTTCTACCGATATCATCCAGATAAACGGCGAGCCAAACCTGTCGCAAGTTGTGTTCACAGTAGCGTCTATTAACGGCACTAACGTAGCAATTACAGGTGGTACTTACTACTTCACAGTGCGCTATACACAGCCTGATGGCAACATCGGTACAACTACAACTTACCCATACGGTAACTTTGACTAATCAATCCTAGGGGCTTCGGCCCCTGTTTTTAAAACTTAAAGGAGATTGATTATGGGAATGCAAACCGACGTTAAATCGTTCCACGTTTCTACAGGAACACCCGCTTCAGTAAGCGGTCGCGTGCGTTTAAAAGGCGCAGTAGTATCAAACACTAGCTCTGGCACACCTGCAAATATTTTGTTTGCTAACAACGTGATTATTAGTGGCACATATAACATTCCGGGTTCAACTACTTGCACGGTAACCGTAGCAGGCGGACATGGTTTAGTTACAGGTGACCGTGTTTGGTTGAACTTTACTACTGGCACTGCCACAGACAACACCTATCAAGTAACTGTAACGGCTAACACCACATTTACAGTTACTACTGCCAGTTTGACAACTTCTGGTGATGTTTCTATTTATGCTGAAGCTTTAATGGAAGTTGACATCACTAACAGTGTGCCTGTTTGCGTAACCATACCGGGAGATGGTATTTTGGCTACGGATGGCATATTCGTTGGTACTCCAACAAACATAGCCGCAACGGTGTTCTATGGCTAGTCCCGCATGGACTCGCAAGGAAGGCAAGAACCCCAACGGCGGCTTGAACGCCAAGGGCCGAGCCTCTGCGAAACGCGAAGGGCACAACTTGAAACCGCCGCAACCCGAGGGCGGCTCAAGGCGCGACTCTTTCTGTGCAAGGATGAGTGGAATGAAAAAGAAATTGACATCCGCAAAGACAGCGAACGACCCGAACTCTAGGATCAACAAGAGTCTTAGAGCATGGAACTGCGCTGACGGTGGGTACATTAAAGCCGCAGATGGTATAGCCCAAAAGGGTAAGACCAAAGGAAGGATGTGTTGATATGGAAGGGCATGAAGTTAAAGCACTTACCGACGGAGCTGCTCTAACAGTTACGTTCTCTGGTGTAATGGGCTGGATGACTCCAACAGCCACACTGATAGGTTCACTTCTGGGTATTATATGGATGTGTATCCGTATATACGAGACTGCAACAGTTCAAAAGTTGGTAAAGAAATATGCCAGCAACAAGTGAAAAACAAAAGAAATTCATGGACGCGGTAGCCCACAACAAAGGGTTTGCCAAGAAAGTGGGTGTACCTCAATCTGTTGGCGCTGAGTTTAGCGGCAAGAGTAAGGGGATGAAATTTGGCTCTGGTGATGGTACTAGAGTTGATCGTCAGGGTGTAAACAAGCCAAAGACCGATCATGGTCAAGCGGCGCTTTTTAAACAAGGAGGCCAGACTATGGCAGGCAAAATGAACCCGGGATTTATGGCAATGATGGCTAAGAAGAAGGATGCTAAACCATCCGCTATGGGCAAGCCAACAATGAAAGCTGGTATGAGCACCGCAAAGGATGGCATGAAGAAGCCTACTCCTATGGATGGCATGAAAAAAGGCGGCACTGCTAAAAAGATGGCTGCTGGTGGGTTATCTGGTGGTCACAAAGCCGCTGATGGTGTAGCCTCTAAAGGCAAAACCAAAGCTAAGCAGGTTACTATGTCCGGTAACAAAGGTATGAAGTCTGGCGGCATGGCTAAGAAATATTGCTAAGGAGCCAATCATGGCGAGTAGAAAAGATTTAGCAGGTTTAGCGGCACTTGGTGCGTTGGGCTATATGCTCAACAAAGATAAGACCCCAGATATGCGTGGTGGCGCTGAAGACGAACGCCCTGCTCCAACTGGAATGGGTGAGGCTACACGGCTCTTAACTCCTGACCGTTCGGAAAAAGACTTTGGTGGGTCTAGTGGTACTGGGGAGTATGCTCCGGGTCCTTCTAGCATGATGCGACGTGAGCCAGTTACTAAACCACGTTCTCGTCCAGTTGCGCGTCCTTCACCAGCCGCAGCACCTGCGCCACAAAAAACTACTTCTGCACCTGTAAATCCTATAGATGAACTAAACAGAGCCACAAACACTAAGCCAATGGACCCCAACGCTGAACGCGGTCCAAACGCTGTGACAGGTACTGAATTAGATCGCAACGTCAGCAATGCAATGAATGCGGTGGGTGGCGGTGGGTTGAGGATGGTACGTAATTTGGCTAGAGCAAAAGCCGAAGCTGACATGGCTAGAGCGGCAGCAACTAAAGGTGGAAAGCTGTCTGAGTACATCACACCAGAACTTGGATATTCACAAAAGCTACTGCAAGGACCAACTAAACAGTTGACAGGTCCAAGTAAGGCTGAGTTGGTTGCGCGTGATCGCGCAGGTCGTGCAGCAGGTCGTGAGGCTGAACGCACAAACTTTAATCGTTACACCAATGAATTAGGCGCGGCTGATTTACCTTATAAAAAAGGTGGCAAGGTCAAGAAGATGGCTTCAGGCGGAATGGCTCGTTCATCTGCTTCTAAGCGTGGTGATGGTATCGCCTCCAAAGGCAAAACTCGTGGAAAGATGTGCTAATCATGGGAAATCCAATAGACAAATACCGCCAAAACGCCGTCCTTGAGGGTGGCAGTTCTGGTTCTGCTGGTAGTAGCAGTAGGCTTAGTCGCGCAGTTGAAGGATATGCGGGACCGGCAATGTTAGCTGGTGCTGCTGGTGCTGGTTATGCAGATTACAAATCAACTAAAAATCGCCAACAAGAAGCAGATGAAGCCGCTGACGAGATCAAGCGCGAAAAGCGTGGCGTTGAAAAGACTTCTACTGACCGTGCCCGTGATGACGCTCGTGAAATGAAAATCCAAGAGCAGACGGATAAAGCTGCTGAAATGGCAAGCAAGAACATGGCTAAAGGTGGTACAGCCTCTGCTCGTGCAGATGGATGTTGTGTTAAGGGTAAGACCAAAGGAAAATACCTATGATGTCAAGTCGTGGTATGGGCGCTATACGCCCTTCCAAGATGCCCAAAGGCAAGAGAACTGCCCGAAGGGATGACACCGACTTCACACAGTACGCTGAGGGTGGGAAAGTTAACGCCGCTGGTAACTACACAAAACCCAGTCTGCGCAAGCGGATTGTGTCTCAGGTAAAGGCCGCAGCAACCCAAGGCACCGGTGCAGGACAGTGGTCAGCACGTAAAGCCCAACTTGTAGCTAAGAGATACAAAGCTGCGGGCGGAGGTTACAGAGATTGAAAGCGCCACAACAGTCCTTAAAAAACTGGGGTGACCAAAAATGGAGAACCAAAAGTGGAAAACCGTCTAGTAAAACAGGTGAGCGCTACCTTCCAGAAGCTGCTATCAAAAGTCTCAGCCCTGCTGAGTACGCTGCTACAACACGTGCGAAGCGTGCTGGCAAAAAAGCCGGGAAACAATTCGTAGCCCAGCCTAAAGGCATAGCAAAGAAAACAGCGAGTTACAGATGACTATAGCAAGCCACATTCAAAAGCAGCTCGACGTTAGTGAACAACTATTCGAGATGATGCGACGCGACCACAAAGAGCGCATGGGTCAGGTATTAGTTTGGGCTGATATGAATGAGAGCCTTATAAATAAACTCAAAGAACGCGATGCAGAGATCGAGCGTTTGCAAGGTCTTTTGAAGGCGTATCAAACCGCTGAGAAACTATAATGGCAAACACATCCGGCGCAGTAGGCTTTAACCTTGACCTCACCGAGTTGGTCGAGGAGGCGTTTGAACGCGCTGGTAGTGAACTACGCACTGGATATGACCTGCGTACTGCACGTCGTAGTCTCAACATCATGTTTGCTGATTGGGCAAACCGTGGCATTAACATGTGGACTATCGAGCCCGGGTCTATCACCCTAGTTCCCGGTCAGAACACATACGCCCTGCCAAACGATACGATTGACTTACTTGAGCATTTGATTCGCACAGATGCAAATAACACGGCTAACCAAGCGGACTTAACGATCACGCGCATTAGCGTCAGCACCTACGCAACGATCACTAATAAGTTAACCCAAGCCAGACCCATTCAGGTTTGGATTCAGCGCTACAACGGGCAGACTAGCCCTGTAGCCTCTACGCTGACCACAACCATTACAAGTACATCAGACACAGTCGTGTTGAGCGACGTTACGGGTTTACCCGCGTCTGGGTTTGTGAAAATTGACAACGAGATCATCAATTACGGGTACATCACCCAGAACACAAACGCTGTATC